GGTAATGCAACCAAAAGAATTAAAAAAAACATTAGACCAGATCGGATTATCACAATCCGATTTGGCTAGACTAATATTTAATACAAGTAATTTAAAACCTTATCAACGTATAAAGATTAACAGATACATATCTGGTAAGTCTAGTGTACCTCATTGGTTGCCTGTCATACTAAAAATGTATATAAACATGGATCATGAGCAGAGAGGCAATATTAGACCAGCTATTAGATAAACACGAAGAACAATTACTTAGAACTTTAGAAAATTTAGAAAACAGAATCGTAGCATTAATTACGAGTGCTGTAGATGATGAAGCAATATTATCAACTCAAATAGCAATAGAACTTAGAACAAACATAAGACAGCTAATACAAGACACTTATGTAACACAGGTTGACGCTTTCGTTAGAGATTATGACGAGATTGTGAAAGAGTTCCTAGACGAGTTTGGTAGATTGAATGTGCCAGATGAATTTAAGTTTCTAACAAGGATAGATAGGAATGTTATTACCCAACTAAAGTATCAAGCGTTTGCTGGTTTTGAAGATGTCGCTAACGAATATTTTGAAAAAATTAGTGGTATTGCATATCAAAACGCAATAGCTGGACGACCTTTTGAGGATTTAGTACAAGATCTAAAAGGAGCGATAACAGGTACATTAGATAGAGGAGGCAGAACTTTTAGAGGTTCAGCAAGACAGATAGTACACGACTCTCTCATGCAGTTTGACGGACAGTTTACAATCTATAAATCTAGAGAAGCTGGTATTGAAAGATTTGAATACGCTGGAACACTAGTCAAAGAATCTAGACCTCACTGTGTTGAACATCTTGATAAGATATACGATGAAGGCGAAATTAGAAGGATTTGGAAAAGAAATTGGGAAGGCAAAGCTGAAGGAGATCCATTTATTGTTAGAGGTGGTTACAACTGTAGACATCATTGGTTGCCTATTGTAGATGAATAAAAATTAATATATACTTATAAAAAAGGAGTTTATTATGGCTGACGAGCAAAAAACGGAGATGGAGAACAAAGAACAGGTAGAAACACAAGAGCAACCTAAAGAAGAGCCTAAAGATAAAGAAGCTCTCATATCACAAAGTGAGGTTGATAAAATTATTGAGAGAAGACTAGCTAGAGAAAGATCAAAGTATGAAAAACTTTATGAAGGTATTAATCCTGATGAGGCTAGAAATCTCAAAGAGGAAAAAGAAAAAATTAAACTAGAGGAACAAAAAAAGCGAGGAGAGTTTGAGGACATACTTAAACAACAAGCTGACAAATCTAATTCTGAAATAGATAAACTAAAATCAGAAATAGAAAGTATTAAGATAGATGGTTCATTATTAACTTCGGCATCTAAACATAAAGCGATTAATCCTAAACAAGTTTCTGATCTACTTAGAACTAATGTGAAATTAAGCGATGATGGTAGAGTAGAAGTACTTGCGGAAAATAATCAACCACGCTATAATAAAGAAGGAGAACTTTTAAGCATTGACGATTATGTTTCAGAGTTCATTACGCAGAATCCTCACTTCCAATCGGCAACCCCTAGAGGGTCTGGAAGTAAGGCAAATGTGGGTACGGTTGACGCAAAGCCATTTAATATTGCGGACTTAGATATGACAAAACCTGAAGATAGAAAGCGTTATGCTGAATATAAAAAGGATAGGGATAGTAAACCCACTGTCATTGATTTAACACGAAGCTAAAAGGAGTAATACGAAATGGCTAACGAAACGACCAGCTCCACCCTGTCGGAGCTATATACTGAGATAGTACAGGAAGCGTTATTTGTTGCTCAAGAGCAATCAATAATGCGAGGTCTAGTTCGTAATTACACAATCGCTGGTGGTGGTAAATCTGTAGAAGTACCGATTTATTCATCAGTAAGTGCGAGTGCTGTAAACGAAGCGACAGACTTAACTAATACAGCCGTGAACCCAACTTCTGTAACTATTACAGCGTCAGAAGTAGGAATCATGACTACATTAACAGATTTAGCGAGAAATTCTGCACCAAGAAATGTTGCAGGAGATGTCGGTAGATTATTTGGCGAAGCAATCGCTAAAAAAATTGACACAGATCTAACTGCATTGTTTGATGGTTTTTCAACAAGCATCGGTGGAGCTGGAACTGAATTAACTATAGATAACATTTTCAAAGCAGTAGCTACTTTAAGACAAGCTAATGTTCCTGGACCTTACTATGGTGTATTCAATCCGAAAGTTATTTACAATGTGAAAAAATCACTAACAAATACTTTCGTAAATCCTAACAATGGTGATTTACAAAATGAAGCTATGAGAACTGGTTTCATTGGACAGATCGCTGGTGTTCAAATATTTGAATCATCAAATGTTGATGGTACTTCTGATACAGATAACTGTAAAGGTGGAGTATTTTCTCAAGACGCTTTAGCTCTAGCTATGATGCAAGATCTAAAGATTGAGAGCCAACGTGATGCTTCACTCAGAGCAGACGAAATCGTCGCAACTGCAGTGTATGGCGTAGGTGAGATTCATGATACGTATGGCATTGAAATGCTAAACGAATCAGTAATCAACTAATAACTTTTATGTGGGGAGGTTTATCCTCCCCATTAAACGAGGTAAATTATGAGCATGATTAAATTAAAAAAAGGCGATAGGATCATTGAACGTAAGGAAGATGATTACAAAAAAAACTTAAACTATTGGGAAATCAAAGGTTATAGCCCTGTAGAAAAAACAGAAAAAAAACCAAAAAAGAAAAAAAAGTAAATAATGGCAACTTCAGTATTTTCAGTAGCATTAAGCCATGTGCAAGAATATCAACCAGATATTGCTAGTTTCGGTATTAGTAGTTTTGATACACAACTACAACACGCAGAGGACGATGTTATTAGACAAGTACGTGAAGAATGGTGGGAAAGATACAGACATACAGTAAGATACAAAGACATTACAAAAGTAACAACATTAGAATTACAAAACTCCAAACTCACAGCAACTCAATGGAGAAGATCAGTTTGTTATAAAGCATTAGGCGAATATATTTTTCCTATGCTATCAAAGTTTAGAGACCCAGATACAGGAGAAGGTAAAGATAGTTTTCAAGTACAGATGGATTACTATAGATCAAAATATGCTGAAGAGTTTCAAGCTGTGCTACGTGATGGGGTAGAATATGATGAGGATTCATCAGGAACTATCAAAGCTAGTGAAAAAGAGCCGATACATAATTTAAGATTACAAAGATGATCAATGGCTGTAAAAATAAATGTTCAAGCTAATACTGTAAAAATAGACAGTAAATTTAAATCAGTAATAAATAAGTTTCCAACTGCTACTAGAAGAAGCCTAGCTAAAGCAAGTGCATTAGGTCGTCAAATAATAGATCAAAGAACTAGAAAAGGTCAAAAATTAGGTGGAGGTAGATTTATCAAATATTCTGAAAGCTATAAACAATCTGACGCTTTCAAAAGAAAAAAGAATAAGTTTGTTGATTTAGTATTAGATGGTCTTATGCTTAGTGCAATGTCATTTAGGGTTAGAGGTTCAACAGGAGAAATATTTTTTCTTAGAGCTGCCGAATCTGAAAAAGCATTTAGACATCATACAGGTGAAGGTAAGTTGCCAAAACGTCCTTTTTTTGGTATTGCTAAAACAGAAGAGAGAAGATTGTTTAACGTATTTGAAAAAACATTTAGTAAAGAAGCAAGGATAAGATGAGTAAACGAGAAAATATAGCTGGAGATATTATAACAAAACTTACAGCAGTTAGTTCGCCTATTACTTTCAAACTTATACAGCGTGAGCCTTTCAAACCAGAAGAACTAGCACAAGCACAATTCCCAGCAGTTTATATTCAATCTGGCGATGAAACTAGAGAACTTCACACTATAGGAGGCGTAGGTAGTGGAAAAAGATCAGCTAATATAGATTTTGTTATTGTAGGATTTGTTAAAGGAACAACTTCTAATATAGATACTTTAAGAAACCAATTAATAGAAGTAGTTGAAGAAACTTTAGATAACGATATAACTAGAGGTGGCAATGCTTTACATACACAGATGATTGAAGCTAACACAGATGAGGGCGTATTATTTCCTTATGGTGGAGTAAGAATTGTGGTAAGAGTATTGTATGAATTTACTAGAGGGAGTTCGTAATGGCAAAAAAAATTAAAATATTCTTTCCTAATGGCAAAGATTTTATAGAAACAGATAGTGAAAATCTTGATTTCTATCTAAGTCAGGGCTATAAAAAAGAAGAAGAAAAGACTAGACCGAAAACAAAAAAGATTATAGAACAAAATAAAGAAGAGGAGTAAAACATGGCAACAGCAACAGGACAAGCAGGAGTTGTAAAAGTAGGTGGAAGCACTTTAGGTGAAGTGAAAAATTTTACTTTAAATATGACTGCAGATACAGTTGAAGATACTGCACTAACTGATTCAAACAAATCATATAAAGCTCTACGAGGCGATGCTACTGCTACTGTAGAAGTACACTATGATAGAACTGATTCAGGTCAAGAGGCACTCATTCCTGGAAACTCAGTAACTTTAGAATTATATCCAGAAGGAGCAGATAGCTCTGACAAATATTTTTCTGGTACTGCGATCATTACAGGTGAAGATGCATCAGTAAGCATGGACGATATTATCGCTCGTACTTTCACAGTGCAATTTTCTGGTGGCGTTTCAAGACTAACAGTATAATTAGTTTTTAGTGTCAGCAGATTATTTTAAAGGAATAAGAGAACACTGGGATAGTCTTCCTGTAAAGAAGATTGAAATACCAGAGTGGGGTTTTGAAGGCGATAATGCTATTTTCGTCAAACCTTATAATATTCTTGAAAGAAACAAACTTCGTAATAATGACAATCCTGTATTATCAGCGATTGAAGTTATTATTCAAAAATGTGAAAATAAAGATGGCGAAAAAATGTTTGGACTTGAAGATAAAGAACGCTTCAAGCGAAAAGCACAGGCTGATATAGTCATAGACTTAGCCAATCAAATATTACTGTCACCCACTGTAGAAGAGCTTAAAAAAAAATAAAAGAAGACGGAGAGATCAGATCCGTCATGTTCCTAGCAGAGAAACTTCATAAGACCGTTAGCGAAATATTGCAAATGGATGAGTTTGAGTTTACAATGTGGTTAGCTTATTATGAAATAAAGCATGATGAAATGAAACAAAGGGAACTACTAAGGAAAAAAAGATAATGGCAGAGCAAATGAAAATTAAAATTACTGCCGATGGATCACAAGCCAGAAGAGAACTTAACCAAACGAAAGGCTCAATCAAAAGTGTAGGAGCTAGTATATTTACTTTAAGAAATGCACTTATAACCTTAGGTACAGGAATTGCATTAAGAACAATAAAAAATACTTCTGCTGAATTTGAAAATTTAAGAAACAGATTAAAACTTGTCACTGACTCTAGCGAAGAATTAGAATCTAGATTCAGACAGCTAACCCAAGCCGCAACCGAAAACAGAACAGGATTAATTGAAACTATTGATCTATTTACTAAACTTAGAATAGCAACAGAAGAATTAGGCGTATCAGATGAAAGAGTTTTAGTTGTAACAAATAGATTGTCAAAAGCTCTACAATTAGCTGGAGCTGATACTATGACAGCACAAGCAGTTATCAGACAGTTTGGACAAGCGATGGCTTCAGGAACTGTTAGAGGCGATGAATTTAGATCAATCGTTGAAGGTCTTGGACCTGCTCTATCTATCATGGCTAGACAGACAGGTGTAAGTGTCGGTAAATTAAGAGAGCTATCATTATCAGGTAAATTAACAGCAGATGTATTTTTTGAGATGTTGGAAAATGCAACTCTATTAGATGATGAATTTAAAAAATTAGATGCAACTATTGATTCATTAGAAACTGCTTTTGGTAATGCCTTTGATAGAGCAGTTGTAAAACTAGGAGAGGCATTAGGAGTTACGAAAGCGTACAAAGATTTATTAGAAGAGACTACTTTAATACTTGATATCTTTGCTACAGATATGGGTAAATTAGATGAATTCTTTTTTGCTAGCTCAGAAAATATAAGTGAACTTGCAAAGAGTAACGAAAACCTCAATCTTAATTTAAGAATACTAGAAGATCATCTAGAAAGTATACAAGGTTTCTCAGGATTATTTAGTAGATTATTATTTCCAGAAGATACAGCTAACTTAATTAAACAAATAGAAGATGCTATTCTTACAGTGCAACAAAAAATAAACAAACTTAATGAAGAACAAAAAAAGAATGAGGAAAGTGTAACGAAAGTAAAAGCTGTTGAGTTTAGCAAACAAACGCAATCTGTATTAGATTTTTTATTGACAGAAGAACAAGCGTTAGTTTCTGCATTTGAAAAGAAAAGAGACATATTAGAGAAAGAATTAGAAAATCAAAAACTATCTAAAGTTCAAAGAGAGAGAATAAATTTAAGTATAATTAAATTAGATAAAAAATTATCCGAAGAATTATTAGAGATAAGAAGAAAACAAATACAAGAAGAAGCTAAACAAGATGCTGAAAGATTAAGACGACAAGAGGAAAGATTTAATAAACAACTTCAAATAATTAAAAATGGTAAATTTAATGAGCTAGAATTAGAAAGACTTACTAACGATCAAATAATGGATTTAACTAAAGCGTCTGGTAGAGAATTACTTGGAGAGTTAGCTAAACATAATAGACTTGCGTTTGCATTAAATAAAGCACTAGCAATAAGAGACGCTATAATGAACACTGCAAGAGGTGTATCAAAAGCATTAGCACTTGGACCTTTGGGAATTCCACTCGCTGGAATCATCGGTGGTTTAGGAGCAGTGCAAGTAGCCACGATTGCAAAACAACAATATACAGGTAGAAGATTAGGAGGTAGAGTTGATAGAGATAAACCTTTTATAGTTGGAGAAGCTGGACCAGAATTATTTGTACCAGATCAAGGAGGAAACATAGTACCTAATAATAAATTAGGAGCACAAACAGTACATGTTAACTTTACAATCAATGCAGTTGATACTAGAGGTTTTAGATCTTTATTAAATAATGAAAGAGGAACAATAGTGAACATAATCAATACTGCAGTAACAGATAAAGGAAGAGCTAAACTAGTATGAGTGGGTCATTACCTTTAACAGATTTCCAAGCTATAAACTTCAGAACTAATCAAAGAACTCTTATTTCAACAGCAGATGATGGAACACAGTTTACTAGACAAATAGACGGACAAAGATTTAGTTTTACTTTATCTTATCCTGTAAAATCTAGATCAGAGTTTGCCTCTACTATGGCTTTCATCATGAAGCAAAGATCTAGAAAAGAGACTTTTACAATTACTTTGCCTAGTTATATCGGTAACGCTAGAGGCACTGTAGCTGGTAGCCCAACAGGTACAGCTAGTGCTGGAGCAACTTCTATAACTTTAGGTGGTACTAGATCAGGAAGTTTTTTAGCTGGTGATTTAATTAAGTTTGCTTCTCATAATAAAGTATACATGGTTGTTGAAGATAATTCAGATATTAGTTCAGGAACTTTAACCATTGAGCCTCCTCTAAAATCTGCTGTGTCAGGTTCTGCTATAAGTTTTGATAGTGTGCCTATAACAGTAAGATTAAATAGTGATGTGCAAGAGTTTATAACTAATCAATCTGATTCTAATTCTGAATTATTATTTAATTATGAGATAGATGTTATTGAGGCTTTCTAATGTCAAGAGGTCTTACTTCTGCAGTAACAACAGAACTAGCAACTAAAAACATAAACGCTGTTCATTTGATAAATATAAATTTAGGTAGTTCTAATCTAGCTTTCACAGAAAACAGTTTTCCTTTAACTTCTAGTGTTTCTGGTTCATCTACGACTTACTTATCGTCTGGAGTTTTACTTGATGTTTCTAATGTAACTGAAAGTCAAGGCGTACAAGTTTCTAGATTAAATCTAACACTTACAGGAGTAGATCAAACTTATATTGCATTAGTTTTAAATAATAATGTAATACATGATGAGGTTAAAATATTTAGAGCTTTCTTAGATAGCTCTGGTTCAATCATAGCTGATCCTTTTTTAGTTTATCATGGGTTCATTAATTCATTTCAAATTAATGATTCAACAACTTCATCTGTTCTTAAATTAGATCTAGAAAGTTACTTTGCTAATAGTGGTCAAGTAAATGGTCGTATTACAAACAATACAACACAACAAAGATTTTTTAGTGGAGATAAAGGTTTTGAGTTTGCAGATCAGATAATAAAAGATTTAAAGTGGGGTAATAGTGGATAAATATAAATTCTATCAAGCTAATGAAAAAGACTTAGACAATGTTTATGAGTTACTGAAAAAATTTAAAAGAGATTTAAGAGACTTAAATTTACCAGATATTTCTGAGGATAAAGTTTTTAAGTTATTAGATATGCTTATTACTAAAGGTAAAATAATATGTTGTAGCCTAAACGATAATGAAGAAATAATTGGTTGTATTGCTTTTTACAAGACTACTCATTGGTGGAGCGATACGCCTTTATACAATATACATTTTGTTTATGTTCTACCTGAACACAGAAATTTTATTATTTTTAGAAATCTACTTGGAGCAGTTCAAAAGATTGCAAAAAAAGATGCTATAAATTTATCTATCTCTACAAAATTAAATATTGATCCTGTATTAGAAAAATTAGGTTTTGAAGATATGGGTAAGAATTGGAGATTTAATTAATGTGTGGTCTTCCTGATATTGATATACCTATCATAAGTGATGTAATAGATATTATAGAAGATGTCTTTGAAGGTATAACAGATATTATAGCAGATGTAATTTCTTGGATTGTACCGATACCTGATATACCAGATTTTAATAATGAGTTTAATGACCCAACAACTAGAACAGATTCAATACTAGTAAATAAACAATCAAGTTCAGCAGGTCTACCTTTGATTTATGGTATGAGGCGTGTAGGTGGTACTTTAGTTTTTGTAGAAACAAGCAGTAATAATGAGTTTCTATATTTAGCTTTAGTTATGGGAGAGGGTCAAGTTAATGCTTGTAAAAAAATATTTCTAGATGACATAGAAGTAACAGACTTCAATACGTCAGATAGCAGTGGTGCAACATCGCCTAGTAGTTTTACAGATCAAACTTTATATTATGGTAAGTTCGCAGATAAACAAAATGATGATGGCTCAACAACAAATCAATCACATGTAGCTATGCAGTTTTTTGATGGTGATGATGATCAAGTTGCTTCTACTTTGCTAGATGGTGCTTTATCTAATTGGACTAGTAATCACAGACTTAGAGGCGTAACATATCTTGCATTAAGATTAAGATTTAATCCAGATGTTTTTTCTAGAGTTCCAACAATCAACGCATTAATACAAGGTAGAAAAATATCTACATTTAACAGTTCAAGTAATGAAACTACAAATCAATATTCAACCAATCCAGCTTTCGTTATTCTTGATTATTTAAGAAATACAAGATTTGGTAAAGGAGTACCATTAACAAACATAGATATACCTAGTTTCTATACTGCCTCACAAGTTGCAGATACAACTATAACTCCTACAGGATCAGCAGTAACAGACCCAACTGATAGCTCTAGTGGTAATACTATAAACTTAATAGATACTAATGTAGCTTTAGAAACAAAGAACAAAGTATTAAACAATCTTAGAGAACTTTTAACAGGTTGTCGTGGATTGTTATCTTATGCTGGTGGTAAATATCATTTAGTTATTGAAAGTACAGGCTCTAGTGTTTTGTCTTTAAGTGAAAGTGATATTATCGGTGGTATAAAATTACAATCAGAAGATAAAACAAATAAATATAATAGAGTTGTTATTGACTTCCCTGATATAGATTTAAATTACAGAAACAATACAGCTTCATTCCCTCCCAATGATGATAGTTCTCTCGCCTCTGCAGATCAACACGCAACAATGAAAACTGCAGATGGTGAAGAACTTTTAGAAGGTAGGTTTACATTACAAACAGTTACAAGTTTTCATCAAGCTCAAGAACACGCTGAAATAATTTTACGTAGGTCTAGAAACGGATTACGAGTATCTCTCATAGCAACAGGCGAAGCAATGAATTTAGTTATAGGCGATATAGTTAATGTAACTCATTCTACTCCAGCTTTTACTAACAAACCTTTTAGAGTTGTTGGAGTTGTAATAAGAAAAGATCAAGCAGTTAATTTAACTTTAGTTGAACATCAAGATAGTTTTTACACATTTGCAACACAATCAGCAGTACCAACGATACCTGATACATCACTAGCAAATCCAAATGTAATAACTGCTCCAGCTTCATTAACTCTTAGTGATGAGTTAGTTGAATATGCAGATGGTATCGTTATCACTAGGTTAAATGTTTTAGTTGGAGCTAGTACAGATCAGTTCGTAAGAGAATATCAAGTTGAAGCTAAAAAATCTACTGAAACTAATTTCAAAGTTATAGGTCGTGGAATACAACTTAATTATGAAATGTTAAACGTAGTTGATGGAGAAGTATATAATGTTAGAGCTAGAGCAGTAAACACATTAGGCGTTGCCTCTCCTTATACTTCTGCATCTAGAACTATAGTAGGTGGAGTTGAAGTACCAAGCAATGTAGAAGATTTCGCTGTAGAAATGCACGGACAAGATCACATGAAATTAACTTGGACTCCTCCAAGCCAACAATCTGATCTTGATATAAGTTTTTATGAAATAAGATATCAGAATGCAACTTCTGGTGCACAGTGGTTAAACTCAACAAACCTTGTTAGATGTACTCGTAGAAAATGTGATTTTGCTATTGTTCCTGCAAGAACTGGTTCGTACCTTATTAAAGCTGTTGATAAAAATTCAAATAGTTCTGCAGAAGCAACTATCGTAACAACTAATATTTCAGATATACAAGCATACAAACAAATATCAACTTTTACTGAAACGCCAGATATTGTAGGAGCACAAACTCAAATGGATTCTACTTTTCCATTAGCTGTTAAGATTGATGAATCTGGCGATGTGATTTTAACATTAGATACTGTAACTAATTTTGATGATACGTCTGGTAACTTTGATTCTCCTGTTGGTGACTTTGATTTAGGAGGAACTGATAACACATCTAATCCAACTTTTTTTAATACTAACAGAGACGCAAAAGGTTTTTATAACTTTTCTAACTCTTTATCTTTAGATGCAATATTTGATGGCAACATTGAACCGACAATAACTTTAGATGCAGAAAACCCTTATGATAAATTTGATTCTGGTCGTGGTGCATTATTGTTTGACGAAGCAAAAGCTCCTTTTGATGGCACAGAACAAATACACGCTTTTCATAGAGTACAGATTGCTACGTCAACTACCTCATTAGCTAACTGTACTAACTTTGTTGATATTACACAATCAGCTACTTTCAAATTTAGATTCGCTAAATTTAGATTAAAACTTACTAACGATGACAGCCAAACTTCAAGTAACGTAAGAAATATTGCTATAAAACTTAACATGGAAGAAAGAACGATTGGAGAAAGTAATGTAGCGACAAGCTCAGGATCTAAAACTGTAACTTACGCTAATGCTTTTCAATCAGTTCCTTCTATTGGTGTTGCGGCTCAAAATATGCAGACAGGTGATATTTTTACTATATCAAGTAAAACAACTAGTGGATTTGTCATAAGTTTTGTTAATTCTTCTGGTTCAGCAGTTGATAGAACTTTTGATTATATTGCTAAGGGTTTTGGGTTGCAAAGTTCTTCATAAAACTTTATAAAACATTTATGAGTCAAGTTTCAGATGTATCTCTAGCTAACCAAGGATTCAGTTCTTTTCGTACTGAACTCAATAATATTCTAGGAGCATTTAACACAATGCATATTGGTAGTTCAGCTCCAGGATCAGTAACGACAGGTACAATGTGGGTAGATAATGGAACGAGTGGAGTTCTTAAAGTAAAAATAAATGATGGTTCAGATAATATTGAGTTGTTTCAAATCAATATTTCTAGTAATGCTATTACAAGTACAATGTCAGTAACTGGAACAATTTCAGAAACTGACCCACAAGCTGCTGCTTTGGCAATCGCTTTAGGATAGGAGGATAAATGGCTAACACGTTTAAAGTAAAAACAAATGCGGCTATGCCAGCAAGTGCAGGCACGCCATTAACTGTCTATACTTGCCCAAGTTCTACACAAACAATTATTGTTGGTTTGTTATTATGTAATGTTCACACAGCATCAGTAACAGCTTCAGTAAATATGCAATCAGATACTTCAGATACAGAAACAAATGAAAACGTAAAATTAATTTCAACAGTTACAATACCAGCTAACTCTACTCTTGAAGTTTTGACAGGTGTTAAGTATATTAGAGATAACATAATATGGGATTTATAGGAGTACAACCAGCTTCAGTTCCTTTAACTGCTTCAGACATTGAAGCTGATATAATTAATTCAACACATATTGGCGATACTGCTATTTCTGGTTTTACAGCTTTAGCAGAAGCACCAGCAGATACAGATGAGTTTTTAATATCAGATGGTGGAGTTTTAAAAAGAATAGACGCAAGTTATGTTGGCGGTGGGTTTGATATTACAAGCATTACAGGGCAAACAGACTTAGCGGCTGTTCCTGATAAAACAGATGAAATAGTAATTAATGATGGTGGAACACTTAAAAGAATAGATTATAATTTTTTTGCTAATCATAATTCGCCTTTTTTAGTTTATAAAGATTCAGCTTTTTCTTCTTCACAATCTATTAGTGCCAACTCAACAACAACTGTAACTGCATGGGACGACAATGGTACTGTCAATACATCTCAACAATCTGGAACTGTATCATCAACGATTTCATCAAATGGTAGGTTTACGCCAAACATGAAAGGTTACTATTTAATTTGTTGTGGAGTGCATTTTGACGGTGTTGAAAACGGAATAGATGTTCAAACTAAAGTTTATAGTTCGCATGATGATGATGATTATATTATTAGTAGACATAATACAGGCGGTGGTGGTTCTTCACATGGCGAAGCTGGTGCAATAATTTTAACAGCAAATGACACTTCTTATTTTACAATAAAAGTTAGGCATTCTGATGGTGCTGGTTCAAGAAGTATAACTAGTGGTAATTTAGCTATAATAAGATTACCAACAAAGGATTTGCCGTAATATGGTAATGTTATTCACAAAAGTTAAAATGTATTTAGAAGAAAATTCTAAAACATGGGAAAATGAACAAAATAATATTGAACTTGTTGATGATGGAGTAAATGGTGAATCTATTAAAACTTGGAATGTTGATGGATTAACAAAGCCAAGTAATACTAAATTATCAAGTTATGAAACTGTTGGTCAAACTGTTGAAAAAAATGCTGGTATAGATGTTACTAGAAAACAACAATACGGTTCTTGGGAGTCTCAGCTAGAAATGTTATATAAAGATCAAAAGAATGGCACATCTTTATTCAAAGACCATAATGATAAAGTAAGAACGGATAATCCTAAATAATGGCATACATAGGCAAAACACCTCTATCAGGAGATTTCGTTTTACTTGATAGCATAACAACAAGTGCTACTGCTAGTTATACTATGCAAAAAAATTCTGTGAACTTTGAACCTCAAAGTGCAAATCACATGATCGTATCTCTCAACGGAACGATACAAGCACCTGTAAGTTCTTTTACTGTTTCAGGTTCTACACTTACTTTTGCTAGTGCATTAACAAGTTCTGATGCCATAGATTTTATTTTAGTATTAGGTAATGTAAATGATGTTGGAACAGCAACGACAGTTGTAGATTCAGCTATCACAAACAACAAACTTAATCTCATAAGCACAAGTTCTACTCCAGGTCTTACTGTCAAAGGCGATGGCAGTTCAGAAAATGGCACGATTCAGCTCAACTGTTCACAAAATAGCCACGGAGTAAAAATATCCAGTCCTGATCATAGCTCTGGGCAATCATATGAGCTTATACTTCCAACAGGAAATGTTACTGCTAATAAAGTTTTAAAAGTAGCAAGTGTAAGCGGCTCAGGTACAACAGGTATTGGTCAATTATCTTTTGGAGATGGCGGAGAAGTCAATACACCAGCTTTTGCCGCAACAGCACACGCATCAACAGGTATAGGAAGTGGAAGTTATACAAAAGTTCAATTACAAACAGAAGTTACAGATACTGACTCAACTTATGATAATAGTTCAAATTATCGTTTTACACCAGCAGTTGCAGGAAAATATTATATTTATGGAATGGTTTCTGTTGGAAGTGGTACAGGTGTAAGCAATGCACAAAGATTACATGTTGCATTATATAAAAATGGTTCAAAATATCAACAAACAACACATGATGGTAGAAATAATGCTTATGGAGATACATTTTTTGGAACTTGCGTAGCAATTATTGATTTAGATGCAGATGATTATGTTGAATTGTATGCTAAATTTCATGATGGTGGTTCATCATCATCAAACAATTATTACACCGATAGCACATCTTTCGGTGGATTTAGAATAACAGGATTATAATATGGCTAGTTTATATACAAAAGTAAAATTATATTTAGAAGCAAATTCAAAAACAGAAGATGAGTTATGGAAAGAAACTGTTGTATTACAAAATGATGGTTCAGGAGATTATATAGCATCTTGGAATGTAGATGGTTTATCAAAACCAACTGATAATCAGTTATCAAGTTATGAAACTGCTGGAAATACTGCCGAGTCAAATAATATTGTAGACACAAAAAGAAAAGCCGAGTATTTATCTTGGGAAGAACAACTAGATTATATCTATCATAATGGTATAACTAAATGGAAAACAGATCACATAAAACCAATTAAAGACAAATATCCGAAAGAGTAATTTATGGCATTAATTAAAACTAGATCAAGAGGAATTAATTTAGCTGATGATTTTGCATTTACAGGCACGATCACAGGTGCGGGAGAAAGTAATACACCAGCTTTCTATGTTGGAAAAACATCAAATCAATCTGTTTCTGATAATACAAAAACAAAAGTAACTTGGAATGAAGCCTATGATACTGATAGTGCTTTTGCTTCTGATAAATTTACAGTTCCATCTGGTAAAGCTGGAAAATATAATTTTTATATTCATGTTACTTTATCAACAACAGGAAGTTTTGGAGTAAGAAATCCAAGAGCATACATTTATAAAAATGGAAGTAGTCTTTATATGTTTTCTGGTCCAAACAATGAACAAGGTAATGACTATTATTCTGTAACAGGAACATTATCTTTAGATTTATCAGTTGGAGATTATATTGAAGTGTATGCTAGAAATAGTATTGATCAAGGGTCAGCTCTTTTTTTAGGTAAATCTGGAGACTCGCCATACGAAGAAAGAACATGGTGGGGAGGTTATAAACAATCATGAGTACATTAAACCAAAAAATAAAATTATATTTAGAAAATAATTCAAAAAATTATGATGATGAATTAGAAAATTATGTTTTGCAAAATGATTTAAAAACACCACCAACAGGGAAAGTAAAACTTAACAACGATTATTTAGTAAGTTGGAATGTTGATGGATTAAAAGCACCAACACAATCGGATATAGATGCTTTATGATAAAACCTTGCGATTGTAATTTTAAAGAACAAGAGTGTAATTGTGGGGAATGAAAAATATTCTATTCCTTGTATTTTTTTCTATCCTAATAATATTTAATTATTCTATTCAAGCAGAAACAAACACAGTATCATCAACTGTAGTAACCTCAACGCCTAGTACTGCTAATGCTCCTAGCGTAGTTGTAAATAATTCAGATGTTTGTAAAAGTGCTTCTTCAGGGAGCGTACAGACCCAAGTCTTTGGGATAGCTTCTGGCATAACTATTACAGATGAGAACTGTGAACGTATTAAACTTGCTAGATCTTTGTACTCTATGGGTATGAAAGTAGCTTCTGTTAGTTTGTTATCACAAGATTATAGAGTGTTTGATGCGATGTGGAGTGCTGGTACATATCCTCCAATAAATGGAAAGATTGGGATAGAAGCAAAAGAAGAGTGGCTTCTCAATAAACACTTGATACCAGAAGGTAGTTTTTTATTAGATGAAAAAGAAATAGTTGAAGTAAAAGAAGGTAATGATGAATTCGGAAAATTTTTATTCTATGGTATGGCTCTTTATACAGGCGTTACTGTTTTCGGTATTCCTTTCATCTTCTAGTAAAGCTGTAGATTGTTCTACAGATACAGTTGGTTTATGTTCTCCAACTGTAGAGGAAATCATTGAAGAAATAATTACAGAAGAAGTAGAGTTTCAATCAGATGGAATTCTTACTACGACAACAACAGAAACAACAACAACGACTACAACAGTAACTAATGAAGATTCTGGAGATATTTTAGACAGCGATAATGGTTTTGTAGTAGGTTCTAAAGATGGCAATATGTCTATAGATTGGGGAGGTCAAGGACCTGCTAATATGCCTAGTGGTTCTAATTGTTATAATTTAGGCACTGATAAATGTGCACAAATTACTGGTTCAGGTAATTCAGTATCCACTATGAACGTACCTAATATGGGAACAACTTTCATACAAACTGTAAACGTATCAGATCTTAATATAAAATATGGAGGGCGAACTAATTATTCAATCGTAGTTGATAAAAGAGACGCTTCTGATTCTATATACATGCACATCACAGGTAAAGATGGAAACACAAATGTATTTTCAGGAACTGACATTCTCTCAGCAAGTGGTACAGCTAGTGGATATCAAACTTATGAAAGTGGTTTTGATTTTTCTGGAACTATAACAAGCGTTATAATTGAAGTAGGGGGTAGAGATATCAATCTAGGAATCGGACCCTTGTTTGATGACGTCAGCATTAACATTTTGTATAACACTATCAATACCATTATCACCGAATCAATAACTTCAGTAGAAATGTTTGTAGCATTAAATATTGATGCTCCAGAAGAAGTAATTAATGTTGTTGAAGATATTTTTGAAAGTAATAACCCCATTGAATCAGATGAAGGTATGTCTTTTGAGCCTATTGTAATTGATGAGCCAAGTTATGAATCTATTGAAATTGAGATCGCAGAAATAGAGATCGCTGAGATAGAAGTTGATATTGAAAATATTGAGATTGAAATAGAAACTGAGATTGAAACTACTATTGAAGAAACCATAGAAGAAACGCCTGAGGTGGAGACAGAAATCCAAGAAGAAGAAACAACAACAGAAGAATCACAAACAGAAGATGACGATTCAAAACCTGAACCAGAAATAAAACAAGATGAAAAACAAGAACAAGAACAAGTAGAAGAAGAAAAACAAGATAAAGAAGTTGTTCAAAAAGATACGAAAGAAGAATCATCTAAAGAAAAAGCTGTAAAAAAAATTATGAAAAAGATTGATGATAAAAAAAGATATGATGATGTGAATCAAACTAAAACTTTAATTGTTATGCAAGTATTAGGTAATAGTAAATCTTTTTTTGAAAGCCAACAACAACTAAATGATCGTGAAGGATTTTTTTCAGATATGTCTTTACCAGATGCAATTATCAATGATAATAATATAGCTGGATATATATTATTTGCTGGGAGTGAAGGTCGTATGGAAGAAATAATTAATAGTCAATGGCAGACGGATTTGGAATAGCTATGGCAGAAGTAGAATTTGCAGGATTGAAGTTTAAAGGTGGCAAAATATTTGTCATTATAACTGCACTTACAACTTTAGGTGGTGGATTATGGGGAGCTTTTGAATTTTATAAAGATTACCTTGATATGAAAGATCGCATATCATCTTTTGAATCACCAGATCTAAGTGGTTTTGATAAACGATTAGAGTTATTAAATCAATCTAATGAAATGCTTCAACAAGAAATGACTATGTTATTGCAAGAATTAGAATTAGTTTCAGATGTAGCAAATGAATTAAAAAATGATTTGAGACAAGATGTAAGAAGGATAGAAAGTATTGTAGAAGATGTTGAGCAACAAGTTAAAGAAGATTCAAGAGAAACCATGAAGGACTTAAAAGATACCACGAAGGACATAAATGAAGACATGGAATTATTAACGGATAAGTTGGAATCAGCCATGACTGAACTAGAAACAAAGATAGATAAAAGAATAAAATCTGCACTAGAAAATCCATTGAGTAATATGTGATGTGGACTATTCATACCATAATTTGCATATTGAATATATCAATACAACCTTTTTGCAGTTATGGTGGAAAATTACCCATAACATTTACAAATTATAATACTTGTGATATTGCGATTGATCGTATAGTTGAAAAGATAGATGAAGATTTAAAAATGCTGGAGATAGGTTTATTAATGAAATGTATAGAAGACTATGAGCAAACCAACACCTAAAACTACTAAAGAGCATATCCTCCACATTTATAGTAAGCTAGACTTAATTGAAAACAATCATCTAAAGCACATGCAAAAAGATATAGATCGCCTAAACTATATTTTATGGGCAATAGGTTTTATGGTTGCTACACAATTTATTGCTTGGATATTGCGTATGCTTGGCTAATGGACGATAAAGAGTGGGATGAACTCAAACTTATACAAGAGAAACTCCACGAAGCATTAGACAAAGGTTATCCTCCTCTGGGTAAAGGAGGACCTCATAACCCAAAGGGTGCAAAAAAAGTTGTAGAAGAAGTTACAGGCATTCCTAGAACATCACTTCAAAGAAAAATAGATAAGATTGAAAAACTTGCTTTGATGAGTTCTCATTGGACTATTGAATGGCATAGATACAAAGAAACAAAACCTCAAGTAATTATTGAAGAATATAAAAAACCTGTCGTAAGAATATCTGCACAACCAACAACTTTTTCTGATCCTGTAAAAGTTTTCGTAATACCAGATGCTCACATATCTATAGAAGATAATCACGAAAGGTTTTATTGGATTGGTAGAGCTATAAGAGATTATAACCCAGACTATCTTGTGTGTATTGGTGACTTTTGTAGTTTTGATTCTTGTAGTACCTTTGATAAAAATCATACTGTTAAAGGTCAAAAAAAACCACCTATACTAGCAGACATAAACGCTACAGAAGATTGTATAAAACTTTTAGAAGAGGGTATGGGAGATATCAACCCTCACAAGCATTACTGTTTAGGTAATCATGAATTAAGACTTTATAGATATGAAGATGAACATAAAGAAGTAGTAGGAGCTTTTTCACAACAATATGAAACTTTATTTAGGCGTAGAGGTTGGGGAATATCAGAGTACGGAGATTTTTACTTCATACGTGGAGTGGCTTTTGTTCATGTTCCTCTCAATGAAATGGGTAGAGAGATTGGAGGCAAGATGGCAGAAGCAAGTCAAGTTTCTAATGGTGCAACACATGATATAGTATTTGGTCATAGTCATAGAGAAAGATCATGGAGAGCTTCAAAATTGGGTAGGGGTAATTATGTAAAGATTATAAATGTTGGTACTTGTATGGATTATGGTCATATTGAAGGATATGCAAAAAACAGTGCTAATGGCTGGTCATATGGGATAACAACGCTTATGATTTGCGATAGTCATGTACAATCGCATCAATTTTTAAGTATGATAGAACTAAAGGATAAATATGAAAGACAAGATAAACCCTGATTATTACGTAGGTACAAGAATACAAGTATCTGATTTTATCTCAGAATTCAATCTTAACTATTTTGAAGGTAATATAGTTAAATATATAGTGAGGCATAGAGATAAAAATGGTATAGAAGATCTAAAGAAAGCTAGATGGTATTTAGATAGGCTCATTAAAAAAGAAGAGAAAGCTAAACCAGATGAAGACGATTTGAAAGTAGGGTTAACGATATGAATATAGAAGCAATGAAAGAAGAAATAAAAAAAGAAGAGGGATATTCTAACAAGGTATACTTTGATATATTAGGTTATGGTACTATAGGATATGGACATCTAGTTACCCCTTTAGATAATTTTAAAGAGGGCGTAGTTTACGATAATAAAAAATTAGAAAAAGTGTTTGAATATGATTTTCAGATTGCACATCAAGATGGCTTAAAACTTACTGAAGGTTTAGATTTGAATGAGGAAGCTGTAGAAATTATCATACATATGTGTTTTCAAATGGGTAGAACAAAAGTAAGTAAATTCAAAAAGATGTTTCAATATCTGAAAGAAAAAGATTATGTGAATGCTGGTTTTGAAATGGAGGATTCGTTATGGTGCAAAAAACACACTCCAGCGAGAGCGATGCGACTGAGCGACAGAATGAAAAAGTTGACCTAAGAAAACATAAAAAAAGAATAACTACGTTTGAAGAGAAAACTTACATAAACGAAATGAGAAGAAAATATCAACAAGATGATTTAAAAACTAAGATGTTGAAGATAAGTAAAAAACTAAAAGAAGAAGGGAGGCTGTAATGGTACTTGGTAAAATATTCGGTGGAGATACACTGAAAACTGTTGGTAATGTAATAGATGATTTACATTTTAGTGGTGAGGAGAAAGAAAAACTCAAACTACAAATGAAAGAGATAGATGCTAAACTAAAAGAAAAACAACTAGATATCAACAAGGCTGAAGCATCACATAGATCAATTTTTGTTTCTGGTTGGCGTCCTTTTTTGGGATGGGTCTCTGGACTAAGTATTGGTTATGTATATCTTTTTCAACCTATACTAGATATGATTTTACAAATGTTCGGAGTTGAAGTAGATTGGGTTGTCTTAGATCTTGGTCAACTTATGCCACTCGTACTAGGTATGCTTGGTTTAGGAGGTTTAAGAAGTTTTGAAAAGGCGAAAGGGCTTACAAAATGAAGAAGATAAAAAAATGGATTAACGCATTCATGGAACTTAAACTATGGTTGCAAATGATTATTGTTACGGTAGCAATAATTTTAATACATAACTACATACTACATTAGGAGGTAATATGCCATATCATACAGGAAAACATTCTAAGGGAATGAAGAAAAAAGGTAAAAAAGGCAAAAAAAGGAAGAAGAAAAAATAGATGGTTAAAGTTGCATCTATTAAAAACATTGTTAGAGGTTTAAAACCAAGACAAAGAAAAACGATGAATAGACATGCTAGGCATCATTCTTTGAAACATATGAGAGCAATGGCTAATTCAATGAAAAAAGGTGCAACTTTTTCTTCAGCTCATAAATCAGCTATGCGTAAGGTTGGTAAATGAGAGGTATTACAACTTCAACATCTATTTCAGTTTTGATAGGGAAAAGGTCAATGAGAAAAAAGAGAAGAAGTGCCAGAAAAAAAAAGAAAAAGAAAAAAAAGTAGCATTACTATAAATAGTATTGAATATTACTTTCATAAAATAGAGTGGGAGGACATAGTAGGAGATTCCTCCATAGGTAGTCTAGAAGATTTCCTAAAAATGAAAACTGCTAAAATAACTACATATGCATTTGTACTAAAAAAAGATAAGAACTATCTTTATACCTTCGCAAGTTGGTCAGATGATGGTTTTTTCGGAGATCGCAACATTATACCTATCGGAGTGGTCAAAAACATTGTCAAAATTGCACACTGAGAGGCTTTAAGCACTCTTCCTATACGATTACACCCTTAAAAAATAATAACCAAGACAAGGGCGATATATCGCCCTTATCTCGTCCAAGTCATGGTTGATCTAGGAGCTAGAAAAATTTGGGCACTTGCGAACTCCTAGACCTCCGTATCCATGCATACGAACTTTCAATCGCTGTACCCGACCATTACAAACCATTACACTCCCCAAATCTCTTTTCTAGCATTAATTTGATCTTCATCATACCAATGCCAATCTCCAAGATTCGGAGTAACTATAGATGCGAAATTTTCTTTTGATTTACAAATTTTGAAAAGATTAGCCATACTGATTAATGACATTTCAATCTCTTTCATATAATCGCTTATATCATCAATTTTGATAACTTCATACTTTTTTGGCGTAGCTATCAGCATCTGTACACTCAAATTTTCTGGAGCAACTGTTTCTAGCATTCCTTTTTTGTAAATAGCTTGTTGTATAAAATCACTATGCCTCTTGTCTAATCTGCTTTTAGTTTTAAGATCTATAACTTTGTACTTGTCTCCATCTTTAAAAATAAAATCAGTTTTACCAGAAAAGGGTATACCTAATATTTTAGTATTTATCTCCATCTGATAACTAGCATAATATCTTCTATATGGTTCTAAATAATCAATAGAGTTCATAAAATATGCACCTAATAGTTCTCTTTCTTTCATCGCACTATCTTGATCTTTGAACCACTTAGCCATATCATCATAAACTGATAGAGCTTTCTCTAGACCTTCATCAATAGTCTTTTCATGTGAAAACATATAATGAATACCTAACTCTATAGATGTACCTCTATGCATCTTTGGATTAGTAGCAAAGTCATAACCATAGATATACTTCAAAACGAATCCACAGGGAAAGTCTCGCCAACTATTTATCCTAGAAGGATATAAAGGCAAAAGATCATACTTTTCAAAAATTTTTTTATCTATCGTTGGTTCTAATGATATCATAGTAACCTCCCTTGATTCGGATCAACAGGTATCCAATCAAAATAATAAAGATGTTTTTTTTCTCCTGTAAATTTATCAGTTACATAAACCATCTTTTTAGGTTTATCTAAACGATCATAAGGTATGATCATGCTTTGATCTTTATAAACTATCTCTAGATCTTTCTCTTTCAGTATTGCATTAAATACATACTTTGAATGAACAGGAGCTAGATTACCAAATAATGTCTTTATTGTGTGTTTTATCATTTATTTTCTCCATCAAGTTTTTTTTTAGTTTGTCTTTACTTATTTTATGTTGTTCTGCTTTTATATGACAAGTTCTGCAAAGTGGTATTAAGTTGTCTATTCTATCTTTCATTTTACTACCTCCAGATCTTCTAGGTTCAATGTGATGCCAATCAACAGCAAAGTCATTAAAGCAGTGCCAACATAAAGGGATATCCTGATCAGCATATCCCCAATATTTTTGAACAAGTTTAAGATATTTTTTCACTAAATATCTGAAGATTGATTGTACTCCTCATCTTTTAATTCAATCTTAAGATTTAATGTACCGTCATCATTTTTCCAGATGGCAGTAGAATAAACTCTATCTGGGTCTAAAGTAACTTTGTTTTTTATTCTAACATTGTTATTTTGATAGACAGGTTTAGTATCTCCTTCTTCCTTCTTATCATTCTTAAATAATTTAATATACGTTTTAGACATCAATAACCTCTATCTTTGGTTTTTTATTATTATCTTCTGAAGCTCCGTAAATTTCTTCAGCAGATGCAATATTGTGATCACCAATTATACCTAGACCTGCACAGGCACGACCTAAAGCAGTAGTTTGACAAAACTCTACAGCAGATGTCCTAGTAATAAAATTAGTGTCTCTTCTTTTTTCAGCAAAACCATTTGCCAAAACTATTCTATCATTCTCAGCATTGAGAATAAGTTCACACTCTACTAATACTTTTTCATCTGACGCTTCATGTAAATGAAATTTTGTAGAAATGTTACATCCGAAATATTCTCTTAGTTTACTGATTCGTAAACCTACAGTAGAATATTTTTTTCCTTTTATTTCTACTACACCATCGCCTACTTTAGTTTCAGCTATATCTTCTTTAATTCTGTGTAGTAAATAATCGCAGTCTCGTTTTTCTATTAAGTATGTCATAGAAAACTCCTTTCATAGTTTTAATTGAGAACATTATGTCCTCTTCCTTCTAAACATTCTCTCAGTAAGTCATCTGAGGTTTCAAGTTTAGGAGAAATCCATAGTACTCTCCATCGGAGAGCATTATACACTTTTTTGCTATTATCAAAAGCACTATTAGTATTGTCTTTTACGATGTCTTTGCATGTATATAAATCATCATGCATTCTTTCAGCAGATCCATCAATATTAGCTGAACTCTTACCTCTACTATCTATTATAGGTTGATATGAACAACTAAGTAAAACACTTAATATAAACCAAAACAAAACAAACCATAAAAAATATTTTATAAAAGTTTTATCTTCTTTTATAATTTTACCTCTTATGGGTTTTTTAGTTTTAGGGTGATATCCAATGATACCATCACGACCTACTATCTTGAATGGTCTTTTATTTCTCATTTTTATCTACCCTTAATACATCAACTATAACTCCATCATCAGCTTTTGTTACAACTACTTTTATCATTTGATGAGGCTCTAGTTTAGGAGCTTCTCTTTCTATCCCAAACTCAATAGCCTCATTTAACATTTTATTAAAAGGTAATTTACCTTTACCATCAAAAACAAATTTATCAGTTGGCATTATACACTCCTCCAATATTTACCTTTTATAATTACAGGTTTAGTTTTGAAGGTAGTATCAATAGCTACTACTTTAAGTTTCAACTGTTTATTTACAAAATTACAAACTACAGCAGAACTCAACTTTGGGAACTGACCTCGCATCTTTGCTATCAAAGGTCTTTTCTTTAAACCTGTATCAACTAAAGATTGTAGAAACTTCATAAGGTCTCTATCTCTATCTTTACGTTTAGGTTTTTTAGTACTACTAGGTATATACCACTTTTCCTGGACTTGTTTCTTTTCAATGTTTTTATAAAAATTTATTTCATTATCAATAGATTCTTCTGAATCACTGAATAACAAAATGAAAGTATATTTTGGACACTTTAAAAAAACATCTTCAGTAATTTTTGGCTTTTCGTATTTCTCAGCCAACTCATACTTTTCTTTTTCAGTTTTACAAGCTACCTTACGACCTTTGTAATCATAGTATCCTAGTTCCTCATGATACTCATCAACCCAACTTTTTCTTTTAGTCATTTTAATCTCCTAATTAAATGTTAGAAGAATATTATCAAATTAATAATAAAAAGTAAAGCTCTAAATTAAGCGTTGTATTGCTCTAAAAATTAAGGTACAAAATTTATGACAATTAACCTATCATAGTTTTTTGATCTCCATCGCCACAGATACTCAACTATCTGTGGCACATCTTTTTCATTTTCAAATCCGATGAATGAAGGTATACTACAACAACAAATAGTAAATTACTTAGTTGAGCAACAGAAGTATTTTACATTTAGATTTTTTCATTGTCCAAACGAAGGCAAAAGAAAAGTTTGGTATCTGAAAAAATTAAAAAGGATGGGGATGAAATCAGGAGTACCAGATTTAATTTTAGAATTTAAAGGCAGTAAGTTTGTCTACGTTGAAATCAAAATGCCTAAAGGTAGATTAAGCACTGCACAGAAAATTTGGAAAATGCAATCAGCAATATTAGGAACTCCTTTTTATGTCGTCAAAGGCACTTTTAAAGAGTGTAAAAAACAACTTGATAGTATTTTCAAAGATCATGGATAGTGATGAACTGGATAAACTTCACAGATACTATATTAAGATCGTTGAAGAAAATTTGTTGTTTTTTCCAAATTATCAGGCAAAGTGTTTTAAGAATGCATTAAAAATAATGGAGAAAAAAAATGAAGAGAATAGGTTACATAAAGATAGACAGATCAATACTGTATCACCCAGCACTACAAAAAAAAGATAGATCTTTTTGTGAGATAGGAGCTTGGCTTTGGTTATTATTAGAAGCAAGTTTTTTAGATAGAAAGTTTAGAATAGGTAATAGTGAAGTAAAATTAAAACGAGGACAACTTTGTAGTTCACTTACTTATATGGCAAATGCTTTTAATTGGCATAAATCAAAAGTTCAAAGATACCTTGATAGATTAATATTGAATGGCAGTATAACAACCGAAACGCCAAAAGATGCACCAGCAGATATGCCAAACATCATTACAATCTGCCAATATGATCTATATCAAGATACACCAAGCGAAACACCAAAGAGTGCAAAACAAATAAATGATATAAATAAATTTACAAAAGAGTTGTTTGATGATGTTTGGAGTAAGTTAAAAGTTAAAAGAGGAACTAAAGCTAATGCTTATAAAAGTTTTTTAAGATTGTTTAAAAACAAAGATCTAACAATAATTGATTATGATTCCACATGGATTATAGAAAAATATAATCTAAAATGTGATTCAGTATCTGAAAAAAAATATATACCTCATTTTAGTACTTGGCTTAATAATGAAGGTTGGACAGAGGAATTAGTTAAAGAAAAAATTGTAGAAGATAACTTTGGTATAGTTCCTATTGATAGATTTCGTAATATAGAGTTGTGGAAAAAAGGTATTAAGACTATTAATGACTTTGATGATGATATAATATTGAAGTATAAAGAAGGCGAGATATCTGAAGAAGCAATGAAAAGAATGAATTTGATATGAAAGATGACGAACTAAAAAAATTTTTTATGACAGTGCCAGACGATGAAGGTAGATATACTGCTATTATTCAAGTGTCTGGTTTTGGCTCTGAGGAGGAGGCTCAGGTATACTTGTCAAAATCGCAACAAATAAGTAAAGAAGATATATTTAAAGAAGGGATAACGATACACTGATGAAAATACAAGAAATAGAATTAGATCAAATAATACCATACATCAACAATCCAAGAAAAAATTTGAATTCAGATAAAGTAGCTAGTTCAATAAAAGAATTTGGTTTTCAACAGCCGATTGTTTTAGATAATAGTTATAAAATAATTGTCGGTCATACTAGATACGAAGCATCAAAGAAATTAGGTATTAAAAAAGTACCTGTAGTAATTGCTGATCTTACTCCTACACAAGCTAAAGCATACAGAATAGCAGACAACAGACTAAATGAAGATAGCGATTGGGATTATAGTAAACTAAATTTAGAGTTCACTGATTTATTAGATAATCATTTTGAATTAAATGATCTTGGTTTTGATAGTCAAGAAATAGAAAACATGTTGGCATATGAGCCAAAGTTTGAAAGAACTAATGACCTGGAGGGAGATACAGAGCTAGAAACAGAAGAACATCAAAAAGCTAATATTAGGATGTTGCAATTATTCCTAGACCCAGAAAAAGAAAAGGAATTTAAAAAGATGGTTCATTGGCTTATAGATAATGGTCATTTAGGAACTGACAATATAACAGATACAGTATATGAAGTAGTCAAGACTTTTTATGAAAACAGTAAAACTAGAGCCGAAACTAAATAAAGAAGAAATAGATAAATTAGAAGGAACTTTTTTAAACGAAACTCATTTTGATACTGTAATTACAGAAGATACAAAAGTATTAAAAGAGAATGGCGAACCATTATTAGTTTTTAAAAAAAATTGTATTCCAGCTAATGTATGTGAGCAAGCATATTATTCACTTAGAAAAGCTATTGGAAAAACTTCTAATAGGGCAATCGCTGGAGGTCCGATAGATGCTAAAGTAGGCGATGTTATAGATGGTCAAGTTATAGGTAAATTAGTAGGTGGTAATAAATATATACCACTTAAAAAAGATGGCACACTTTCTAATACTGCCAAAGGTAAAAATGTTAATTCAAGTATTATTGGTTATGCTGATAGATATGCTAGAATACCTTATTGCAGAACTACTGAATTTACTTACAGACATTTTGATACTTACAAAAAAGCAATACCATATATCAAAAGCATATCAGATCTTTTCAAAGAATTTCTGCCAGAGAGATATAACAATCAATTAGAATATCACGAAAAGACTAGCAAAGATTTTAAAATAGCAGACACAGTGTTTACAACTGTAACAGTAAATAAAAATTTTCGTACTGCTTCTCACTATGATAAAGGAGATTTAGCAACAGGTTTTGGTAATTTAACAGTATTACAAACAGGAGAATATGAAGGAGCGTATACAGTTATACCAAAGTATAGAGTAGCAGTAGATGTTAGAAACTGTGATCTAGCATTGTTTGATGTTCACGAATTACACGGAAATACAGAAACATATAGTAGTAAACCTTATGAGAGAATATCTATTATTTGTTATTTTAGAGAAAAAATGGTGCAATGTGGCACTTACGAAGAAGAACTACAAAGGATAAAACATGTACGATCATAACAATATTGTAATAAGACCTAACACTACAGATGAAAACGTAATCAAAGAAATATTTATTAAAAAAGCATATCTTAAAAAAAAGATCAACTTTAACATTTCCCCAGACGATGTTTGGTTAGATGGAGGAGCACATATAGGTATATTCTCATGTTTCGTAGCATCTAAAGGTGCAAAGAAAGTTTATAGTTATGAACCAGAGGATCAAAACTGGATACTCCTAAATAAAAATACTATGGATTGTAGCGATAAAACAGGTTGTAAGTTTATACTTGAGAAAAAAGCTATTAATCAAAACGGAGGTACAGGAACATTTACTATAGCTCCTAATACTTGGAGACACTCTTTACATACACATTATAAAAAAAAATTACCTACTACTGAAATAGATTGTATGGCTATAGATGAAATATTAAAGAATCAACCAGATATCAACTGTATCAAATTAGATATAGAAGGTTCAGAGCTTGAAATTTTACAAAATGATCACGATTTCAATAAGATAGATAAATTAGTTTTTGAATACAGTTTTACAAAAGATAGAAAGATGGATACATTTTTTAAGTGTGTAGATAAGCTAGAAAAGTATTTTTATGTTGATATTCAAAAAAGCTACTATAATCAAAACTATCAAGGACAGAAAGGATATTGGGGAGGATTCATAGACAGTATTATTTTTTGTATGAAAAAATAATTGTAAATAATCATAATTAGTATTATTTTAATCAGACTGACACTCTCAGTATAAGAGGCGATATGGCAAGACCGAAAAAGTATAATTTAGACCCTAAACAAATACAAAATTTAGCACGATTTGGATGTACAAATATTGAAATAGCTAGTTTCTATGGTTGTTCTTCAGACTTGCTTGAAAAGAGTTATTCGGAATTTCTGACAAAAGGAAGAGCAGAGCAGAAACTTAGGTTAAGACAACTACAAATGAAGAGTGCTGAGAAAGGTAATGTAACGATGCAGATATGGTTAGGTAAACAAATATTAAACCAAGCTGAATCACCTTTAGCAGATGATAACCAGCCTCTAGCATGGTCTATTGATTAGTGCCACTAACACAACCTCAAAAAGATGTTATAAGTTGTGATACTAGATTCAGAGTTCTAATATCTGGTCGTAGATTCGGTAAAACTTTCATAGCAATAAACGAACTTGCAAAATTTGGTAGAATACCCAATAGGAAAGTATGGTATGTATCTCCTAGCTATAGACAATCAAAAAACATTTGTTGGAATGAATTAAAGAAGCAAGTAATTAAATATAAATGGGCTCAAAAAATTAATGATAGTGATCTTTCGGTTACATTAAAAAATAATACTATAATACAACTTAAAGGAGCTGATAACGAACAATCACTTAGAGGAGTAGGTTTAGACTTCATTGTCTTAGATGAGTTTCAAGACATAAAGCCTGAAGCGTGGTATGAAGTTTTAAGACCGACACTATCTGACAAAAAAGGTCATGCACTCTTTTGTGGTACGCCTAAAGGATTTAATCACGCATATGATCTTTTCACAAAAAAAGATAAAGAGTGGCAAAGTTTTAAATATACTACAGTTGAGGGAGGACAGGTTAGTAAAGATGAAATTGAACAAGCTAAAAATGATTTGGATGAAAGAACATTTCAACAGGAATATCTCGCAACTTTTGTCAGCTATTCTGGTATTATTTACTACAACTTTAATCGTAATATTCATGTTATTGATAGTTATCAAAAACTTGATGCGACCATCCATATTGGTATGGATTTTAACATTGATCCTATGTGTGCTGTTGTTGGACAAATATCTAATGACAAACTTACAATATTTGATGAGATAGTTATTTATGGTTCAAACACGCATGAGATGGTTGAAGAAATAAAAAGCAGATACAAAAATTACAGAATAGTTATCTATCCTGACCCAGCATCAAGACAACGTAAGACTAGTGCTGGTGGATTTACTGATTTAAGTATTTTGAAAAATGCTGGTTTTGATGTTAAAGTAAGAACTAATCACCCATTAATTAGAGATAGAATAAATGCAGTGAATACAAAATTAAAAAATGCTAATGGTATGTCAAGTCTTTTTATGCTAAAAACTTGCAAAAACATGATTAAGAGCATAGAAAGACAAGTATACAAAGAAGGAACTATAGTGCCAGATAAAGACAGTGGATTTGATCATTTTAATGATGCATTAGGATATATGGTAGAATATTTATATCCATTGCGTAGAAACTTTATACCTAGCTCTCCTAAGAGGTTTTCATAATGGCACAATACGATAGAAATTTTTTAACAGCTAAACATAACGATTATGATAAAAATTTAGAACTTTGGGGATTTCACTTACGATCTTTTTTAGGTGGTGATAACTATAGTCAAGGTTATTTTCTAAACAGATATGTACTTGAATCAGATGAGGAGTTTATTAAAAGGATAGACTTCACGCCTTTAGATAACCACTGTAGAAACGTAGTACAAATATATTCAAGTTTTTTATTCAGAGTACCAGCAACTAGAAACTATGGCACATTATCAGAAGATCCGCAGTTACAGTTATTCTTAAAAGATGCAGATTTAGACGGTAGGAGTTTTCAAAATGTAATAAAAGATATGCAACAACACGCTTCTATCTATGGCACTTGTTGGGCGATCATGGATAAACCTACAACAATAACACAAACCAGAGCTGAAGAACTTCAACAAGAGATAAGACCTTACATATCTTTACTCACTCCAGAGAATGTTACGAACTGGGAATACGAAAGACTTCCTAATGGTAAATATGCTTTAAGCATGTTGACAATTATAGAAGATGTAAACGAAGATAGAGCTATCGTAAAAGTTTGGACTAAAGAAGATGTAACAACTTATCTTGTACCAGATTACACAAAAGAATATGCAAGTAAGAAAGTACAATTATTAGATGAACAAATAAATGCAATCGGAGAGATACCAGCAGTAATTTTATACAATCAAAAGTCACAAAGAAAAGCGATTGGTATATCTGATCTTTCAGATGTAGCTGAACTACAAAGAAGTATCTATAATGATTATTCAGAGATAGAACAGTTAATCAGATTATCTAACCACCCTTCATTAGTCAAAACTCCTAACGTAGAAGCATCTGCTGGAGCTGGTTCAGTTATTGAAGTACCAGAAGATATGCCTAGTGATCTTAAACCTTATATCATACAACCTAGTTCACAATCATTAGATAGTATAATGAGTTGTATTAGTATGAAAGTAGATGCAATCAATAGAATTACACATATGGGTTCAGTTAGAGGAACAGAAAAAACTATAAACTCAGGTATCGCACTTCAAACTGAATTTTCATTGTTAAACGCTAGACTATCAGAAAAAGCAGACCTACTAGAAAACTGCGAAGAACAAATCTGGTCATTGTTTGCTAAGTGGCAAAATAAAATGTTTGATGGCGAAATAGATTATCCAGATACATTTGATTTAAGAGATTATGCGTCTGACTTAGCATTCTTACAAACTGCTAAAGCTAGTGGAGTTAAGTCTGCTACTTTTACAAAAGAGATTGATAAACAGATTGCTAGTTCAGTTGTAGATGATGACGAGGTTATATCTACAATAAATACTGAGATAGAAAGTAACGCTACAGCTATAGGACAATTTGATACTAACTTACCAGAGCAAAGTCAAGATGGCGAAACGTAAAAGAAAAAGAGTACCTAAAGATAAAAAGTCAGGTCTACCTAAAAAATATTTATCAGGATTAAAAGGTAGTAAAAGATCAAGAAGAGCAAGATTAATAAAAAGAGTTTCTTCAATATATAAATCTGGTGGATATATTTCTCCAAGTCTGTTAAGATCTAGAACGAGGGCATAATGGCTAGTAAGTTTAGAAAATCTTTATCAGCAACTGTACAAAAAACTTTAAGAAACAAAGCGAAAAAATCACGATTCACTTATGGTACACTTGCAAAAGTTTATCGCAGAGGTCAAGGTGCATTTCTTAGTTCAGGTTCAAGAAGAGTATCTATGGCTGCTTGGAGTATGGGTCGTGTGAATTCCTTTCTTCGTGGCTCTAAAAAACATGATCTTGATTTAAGAAAACGTAAACGTAAAAAGTAATGGCTAAGTATCAAGGGCGTGAAGTAAAGCTCAACAAACCATTTAGAACTTCAGGTCAATCAAAAAAATTTGCAGTTTATGTAAAAAATAAAAAAACAGGTAACGTAGTCAAAGTTAGATACGGAGACCCAAACATGACTATCAAAAAAAACAACCCAGCAAGAAGAAGATCATTTCTCGCCAGACATGGAGCTACACTAAAAAAGATGAGAGCTAAAGGAAGGCAAGTTACATTACAGCCTGTATATTGGGCGATGAAAAGCTGGAGAGTATAAAAACCCTATAAATCATAGGTAAACTTTTTTTCATAATTAGTACGATTTTAGTTGATATTATCAAAATGATAACTATATTACAATTATGATTATTTCAACGGAGAAAACTATGAAAATAAAAAAAGACGATCTTGTTCAGTTATATACTGAAGATACTGATGAATATCATTTAGGGATTGTTAAGGAAATTAGTTCTGACAATCGTATCTGGGTATCATTCGCTGGTGGTGAATGGTCATTCGCAGAAAATGAATTAACAAAATTATCTTTTAATGGAGGTTAATATGAGTGAAAGATTTTTTAACGCTTTTACTGAGATAGACTACGAAGGTATCAATGTAGAGACTTTGAAAAAAACAGGTCTTACAGGTGGTTTCCTTACTTTCAACCAAGCTAGAAAGATGGGTGGATTTGTTCCTAAAGGTACAAAGTCAGTTGCTAGACTTACTAGATTGGTCGGAGAGAGATTGTCAGAAAAAGGTTTGACAGAGGAGTGGGTGAAATATCCTGTTTTTCATATCTCTCAGATTTCTTTTGAAAACAATGAAGGTACTCAGCAATGAGTACCTTAAAGTTTTTGATTGTCGTTAACTTAATAAACTTGGCTTGTTTATTAGTTGTCTTAAACTTAGATTCAATTATTGGAGGTTAAATGAATATTGATAAAGTTGCTAAATTAAATGACTTTTTGCGTGGCTATATACTTACAGCTACGCCTGTAAAAGATAAGATTGTTATCACAGAGGGAGTTTCTAAACTTGATAAACAAATACAAAAAAAAGTGTTTCAGAAAGTTAAGAATTACAAAGACTTTGATGAAGATAATAATCGCTTTGGTGAAAGAGACTTTGGAGCTTTTGGAGTTAATGGTATGGATTTTTTCTGGAAAATATCTTATTATGATAACAATATGAAATATCATAGTGAGGATAAATCTGATCCAGAAAAAACAACTAGAGTATTAACTATCATG